CATGTCCACCATGACGAACCATGATTGCAGGCAATCGTTATCGTCGGGGAAATGCTCCATCTTGACAATAAGTGCCGCATTCGTTTTCTCTTGGAGGTCAACCATGTCAGCCAACCATCCATGGGCTATGAATTGCATATCGCAATCGACGATCATCGCCAGGTCTGCCCGGCATTGGTCCAACATGATACCGACGCTTGTCCCATGCATGACGCGCGTCTCGCCCTCGATAAGGTTCAGCCAGCCCATGTCCCGGCACGCCCGCAAGTACGCAAGGTCGCCGTAACCCTCGAATAACTGAATGCTTTTATCCGGCACGCTCCACGTCGCGTCATCGCGGACGGTCATGGTAAACGGATAGCCCGCGTATGCGCGGATGGTTTCGATGGTCAGTTCTATGGCTTCACCGGAGTTGAAATTGGGAATAAGGATTTCAACGGATTTCATTTGTATTTTTCCTAACTGCTAGACCGATGCCGATTCGGGTAGCACATCCCAAACGAAGTTCTGGTTCTGTCCAGGAATCAATAGAGATGAAAGAATAGGCCTGTTCTGACCGCGCCTTGAGTTCATTCCAGAATTGCCGGGTACCCACTCCATCCCATTGCAGGTTGATATCATGGAAAGCGATAATGTGTCGAGTTAACGGCGCATAGAGTTCATAGTCGTGCCTGACGCCATCATAAGAATGGTCGCCGTCGATAAACAGGAGGTCGATGGGGCGTCCGGCAAGACATGCCTTAACCTTCTCCATCGTCTCGGGGTCCGTACTATCACCCAATATATCGGGGATGCCCTCGGCCGCCGTCAAGTCAATCCCGATATGTTCCGCACCGAGTAGCGATTCACAAAACGGCTTCTGTTGATTCAGGCGTGTTCCAATTTCAAGGACAATGGGATGTGCGATCCCGCGATGCTCAAAATATGAGGCGCAGTATTCCAGAAAAGCCAGCCATTCCTCCCGGCACTGAATCGGGATGGTTAGAGAATTGAATGTTTCAATAAATCCCAGCATTACTTTCCATCCTCAGCCTAGCAAGCCGTCGGTCAATCTCGGCCAATGTCTGCACAACGTGAGGGTGATCGGGCCGGTGCGAGTTCCTGTCTATCCCGCCGAGCCAAGCGATATGCGTGTTCCAGTAATTATCGGGAAGTGGTATCATTCTCAGCCCTGCTGTATTATCGAAATGCAACCGTTCCCAGAGCGTCCATCCCGTATCCGCGAACACGAGTGGAGGCGTGCGCTCGGGCGTGCGCGGGGGCGGTTGCCCATAGAATATCTCCGGCCTCTCGAAGCACTCTGCCCCAACCTGCCGAAGTTCCCATGTGTGCCCTGGCAGATAGCGACGGTAGAGCCGCATATCCAAGAGCATCATGTTGGGCCAGTATGTCGGCGTGATATAGTCATGCTCCCTTGCGCCACCTGACCTGAATCGGGCGACTCCCAGGTCGTGTTCGGGATCGCGGAGAAGGTTAATCAGCGCGTCCAGCCAATCGGCTCTTAAAATCTCCGACGTTGAATTAAAGAGCATCGCATAGGGCGTCTTGACCTGCTCAAGCATGACGCGGATGTTTTCACCATGTCCATATCGGCGCGGTTGGTCAACGTTCTCGATAAGCTGGATTCGGCCCAAGTTGCGCTGGGTGCGAAGCCATAGCCTACGGTTGCCGTCATCCGTGCCCTCGGGCACTACGCGGGCGGGCTCGCACGCGCGGGCGTTGGGCGCGAGAGAGTTATCGCAGACCAGGATATCGACGGGGCCACGGGTTCGCTTAATGATCGATTCAACCGTGAGTACAATTCCGTCCCACACATTTCGCGTAGGGATACAGACGGTTACTTGGGAGGCGGTCATTTCTGCATGGCCCTATATTCACCCTCAAGGATGCTCATGGCGAGATAATCCACGAATTGCCCGTTCCGGAAGATAGCCTCGCGGTGCTTCCCTTCGAGCCTGAATCCTGCATTAAAATAAAGTTTCTTCCCGATCTCGTTTGTATCAAGTACGAGAAGCCAGGCGCGGTGCATCCCCAGGTAGTCAAAGACGTATTTGAGAAGCGCCTTGTAGATTCGTGTCCCATAGCCCTTGCCGCGGAGAACCGGAGCCACGTCGGCCCCGATGCGGACGGAGCGATTCAGGCGGTCCACCTCATCCATCCGGATGATGCCGACGAAGTCGCCCTCGAATGAGACCGGATAGTATTCGTTCCGAGCCTCCGTGAATACGGAGAAGTATTCCCGCGAAGGATCGCCGTCCAGCCGGGAGAACCATTCTGCCTGCGCCTCAGCTGAGATATGCCCTATTGCTGTGAGTTGGCCCCAGGTTGACGGGTCGTTACGCAAGGCACGGATGGCTTCAAGGTCTTGCGCCTCTACGGGCCGGAAAAGGATACCGTCAGAGGCAAACATTCTCCCATTCCTTTATCTTGTTTATAATGTAGTTCTTATTATCGCCCGATAACCACCATCCAACTGGGACGTTAGCCTGGAAAGCGTTAAATTCATCGACACCGGGGAGGTCGGCCTTAAACTCGCGGGCGTAGGTGTGGATATCATTCCGTTGGTGGACGCGGCTGGTCTGGATGCCATTGTCATTCATCCACTTGACGAAGCGATCCCGACTGAGCGCACGCACGGTATAGAGCCAATGCGTGGAGAAGCGATCGTATTTATATCGCAGGGGCTGGACGGTTTTGATGCCTGCGCGTCTTAGCTCCCCGTCGTAGTAAAGCGCGTTGTCCTGGTGCTGGCTCAGAATCGACGGCAGGTATTTCATCTGCTCGATACCGATGGTTGCGCAGACATCGTTCATGTGTGCTTTAGTCCCTGCCTCTACGATATCGGCCTCGCATCGGAAGTCTCCCCGCTTTTGCTCGCGGTCGATGCCATACCAACGGAGCAACTTGCCGCGTCGGAAATCTTCCGGATTCAGACAGGCGAGACAACCTCCGTCAATGGTGGTGAGTTGTTTGATAGCCTGAAAAGAAAAGGCTGTGAAGTCCGAAATTTGCCCGACATGCCTACCTTGATATGTAGCCCCGAAGGCATGGGCCGCATCCTCAATGAGCTTGGCCCCGTTCTCGTGGCATAGCGTCATGAGTTCAGAAAGGTCGCAAGGGTAGCCTCCCCAGTCTACGCAGATGACGGCCTTCGTCTTAGCCGTAAACTTCTTGCGAACACTTTCCGGGTCTATGCAAGCCGTCCAGGGATCGATGTCCGCCCAAACGATCTTAGCCCCGGCCATGAGGATCGGCATACATGTTGCCGAACAGGTCATCGGAGTCGTGATGACGTCATCGCCTGGCCCCACGTCAGCCAGCCGGAGTGCGAGCTGAAGGGCGGATGTGCCGCTGTTCACCGTCAGCGCGTGTTCATTGCCGATGAACGCGCCGATAAGTTTCTCGAACTCCTCGACCTTCGGCCCCTGGCCTATGAATCCCGAATGAAGCGTTTCGAGGAGCGGGCCGTCTACGGATTTCGGGAGATGCACTTTGAAAAGCGGTATCAAACTTTCTCGTCCTTTCCCATGATCTTGCCGATCTCAGTGCCGACTTCACCCTCATGCTGGAGATAGGCTTTGGTCAACATCTGGAACCCGCCTTGCGGACGGGGCCAAGCCTCATGCTCTCGCTTGGGTATCGGCTCGCCCGGTCCCGGCTTCGGACCTTCGCCCCATGAGCCGAACTCCTGCATGTGCGCATAAAGGACGTTGGTCCCCACGACGACGACCAGTCCCTTCGGTCCCTGCGGCTCGCCGACACCATCGTCGGATTTTGCCGTACCGCTCACCTTGCCCCGCGTCATGCCAGACCCGGACCAGTTTGTTGACATGGAGTTCCGAAGCCTTCCCGTCCACACGGGCGTTGATCGTTTGGCATCGGCCTCAACCTTGAATCCGATCTTCTTTAGCGTATCCTCGCAAGCCTGGCGCTTGATGAGTTGCCACTTCTTGAGGTTCGCCAGCGTCTTGGCGACGCCCTCCATGCGGACGGTAACGGTGCCCATGTTACCGTATCCGAATACGTTTGCCCGTCTCATGATTAAGGACGGGACGCTTAAATGCCTCAGCCATGTATTCATAATCTGATTTCAATTCTTCAAATGTATCCCCGCAAGGTTCCATTGCATCCTCCGTCCATCCGGGACCCTTCCCATCAATTCCCTTGTACCGCTCATAAATTCCATAACCGTATTCTCCGTTGGGAAACTTCTTCCGCATGACGCGATATTGCCAAGTCATCACTCCCCCCTTCCGATTTCGAGCACGGCCAACTTGAGGTATTCGCCTGTCTCGTCCCAATCCTGGACGAGCTTGATGTCGAACTTACGTGTCCCGAGATAGACGCGATCTCCCTCGGCGACGCCCGTGATGTGCTCCATGTAGACGAAATAGTTGGCAAAGACGGTCGCCTTGTCGTAAGTGAGCATCGCCTCCTTGGAACCGAGCGCCTGGAAGCGGGCCCTCTTTCGGGAATGGACGGCCGCCCAGGTCGACGTATAGCCGCCTTGCCCGTCGGCGGTATCGGTCTTGCGATAGATATCGACGGTGCTGTTGAGGAGCGACTTGAAGCTCATATGGCCTCCCCGTTGTAATCCTTGAGGTCAACTATCGTATCCGCATCACGACCCCTGGCCTCCATCTCGTCCAGCACTTCCAGGAGCCATGTGATACAGGCCCCGAGATCAGCACGCGAGGAGATGTTGGCATATCGGGGGGCGTTAGGGCCGCGATAATCGATAATGACCATTAGATGACCCGTTTCCTATAGAGGTCTATTTCCGCCTTGAGATCGTTGGGCACGACGTTGGCTATGTCCTGCCGGGTATAACTGTAGTCGCCGATGCTCTCTGCCTTCATCGCTTGGTCTTGATCTTTCTGGTTATACCGATAAGCCACGAGCAAGAGACACGCCTCCTCCAGTGCATATGGGACGGTTGTGTAGCCTGCTGTGTAATCGACGAAATATTCTATGCCTCGCGCCCAGCCGGACGGGCAGTAGAGGATGCCATAATTCCGATCCTCGGAAGGCGCGATGAGCTGGTAATCCGTGAGTTCATCGTTCGGGATCTCACAATAGGCGACCGCCGGGGACTTGCAATACATCCCGGGCCGGATGAGGAGGTCCGATGCCTTGCGCGTGCCAAGCGAAGAATTGAGAACGGTTGCCGACCATCCGGCTACAAGATTGAGCGCCGCGACGAGAAGATTGATCGTGGCATAGCTCGCTAGCGTGAGGCTTGTCGCCGCCGCGCCGTCCGCCGAATACTTCAGGGCTGTCGCCGTGATTTCAATCGTCGCGTGATTCGTCGCCGTAGTATTCGTGACGGAGAAAGCGTTCGCCCGGCCCTCGGAGACGCGACTGATGGTCGTCGCCGGGTATTGATCGAGGAAGAGTTTCGCCCCACCCGTCCCGTAGTATATCTCCCGCGTATAGGTGCGCGTATAGAGGTTCCGGTTACAATATCTTTCCAGGAATCCTGTGGCCCGGTCAATGAGCGCCTCAAGAATCCGATCGGAATTTTCATCTGTAATCCCGAGGTATAACTTTGCCTTCGCCAAAGTCACCAATGCCGTGGATGAGACTGCCATGATTTACCTCTTAGATTACGCGCACTCTAATCGCGTCCTTGTTGGGATTATTGTAAATATTGCCGCCGGATGTCGTCACCTTGAACAGCACTACATATTCGACGCCGGCCGTACCGCTGGAAATAACAGTGCTAACCGTATCTGATGCAATGGTAGTCGTAGAAATGGTCACGGCACTTAGCGTAAGGCCCGTTGGCGTAACGGCTACCGTTGATGCCGTGATCGTTTCTCCCGTTTTAAGGTCCGGATCTATATATATCAAACCGATTGAGAACGTCTCGGCGACCGCCTTCTCTACGGTAGGTCGTTCTGTTGCCATGCTTAACCTCTCTCGTCCGCGACGAAGATTCTGTTGCGGACTTCGACGTTGAAGATGCCGTCCCGAACTAGGGCTTCAAATATTCCGTCCCGCAGATTGGCATCGAATATCCGTGTACGGCCGCAGGAACTAAAGATTCGATTCCTGACCTCGGCAAAGAACGTGATGGGATAGAGTTTCGTATGGACAAGGATCGCGCGGATGATGCTTACGATTGTCGGCATGTCACATCACCATGATGACCTGTTGCACGTAAGCGGTTGGGGGCGCGGCGATTTTATCCGCCTCAGACCGGAGCCTAAGATTTTTCGGATTGCCGGTTTCGCTCTTGTCGGCAAGCGAGCGCAGGTATTCGTCTTTATCTGCCGCCATGCTAGACCGCCGTTACCGTCCTGTCCGTCACGTCCAT